CCGTCTTAATCAGACGGATCTGTCCAACCACTTATCTACAGACTAGGAGGTTCCTGTGACAGTTAATGCCACAAGGACCCGTGAGCGCCACCTAAAGGACTGGATTGAAACTAGTCCTGGTTGGTGGGTTCACGTCAAGACTGTTACTCCTTCTGGAGTTGTAACCTTTAATCAGACTGAAGAGTCTGATTGGGCTAAACTCCTGGGAAACAGTCCTGGGCCTAGAGGTCGGGAGATAACTTCCGACGAAAACCATATCTCTCAACTGAAGAGTTTTCATTCTTTTCAGTTTGAGGGCGATATTGGTGGCGAGTTCTCGTCGACAAAGTCTGGGATTCGGTGCGATAGCACCATCTCAGAATGTCATGACGAGCGCTTCGATGTCAGCGGTAATAAGATTACCAGTGATTACATTGGTCCTCTTGTACCGTCTGCCATCGCTTGGCCAAGCACTGGTGTACCCCTACCGAGCAATATAGGTCTTGACGACCTTGCGCCGATAGGGACTACAGCCATTGCTAGGTGTAAACCTACCAATAACGTCGCCAATCTAGCCACCGACCTTGTCGAAACACGACAACAAGGGCTTCCCCATTTACAAGGGGCGGCACTCTGGGAAGAGAAGACCTTGACCGCAAAAGCTGCGGGCTCGGAATATCTCAACCAAGAGTTTGGCTGGAATCCTCTTGTGAGCGACATACGTGGCGCAAGCTACGCTGCCGCTAACGCTGGTAAGATTCTTTCTTCTTACGAGCGTAACTCTCACAAGATTACGAGGCGAAGATATGAGTTTCCTGTAGAGACTAGTTCTGCGTGGGATACTGTAGCAACTAATACGGCTCTTGTTAGTCCGCATCAGTTGAACTACAATGGCGCGCAGAACACTCCCCGGGGTAACGTGTACAGAAACCGCCAGACGTTTCGACGTCGGTGGTTCTCAGGTGCATTTACGTATCACCTGCCACTCGGCTTTAACAGCCGAAACAGGTTGATACGTGATGCTTCGCGAGCCGGTCCGCTTTTAGGGATCGAACTCACGCCTGAGGTTATCTGGAACGCTACTCCGTGGACGTGGGCTCTCGACTGGTTCTCCAATGCTGGAGACTGTGTCTCGATTTATTCGGACATGGCAGTCGATGGTTTGGTGATAAAGTACGGGTATATCATGGAGCATACTTTGTCCACGAATACCTATTACTTTGTGCAAACTTCCCCGGGAATAAACTCGTGGAGGGTTGCACGGTCCCCTGTTTTCGAAAGCTTCATTGAGACGAAGCGTCGAAAGAGGGCCACACCATTTGGATTCGCGATTGGTTGGAGTGGAATGTCATTCCGCCAACTTGCAATCACTGCTGCCCTCGGGTTAACCCGTTGGTAGTAGAGGCAGCTGATCCTGTTAAGCCCAGCCATTGGTGCTGGGTAAACCCCAGCACTAGGAGTGATGCTTTATGGCTCTTACCGATCCGATCGCATTGACGATCAATAGTGTTGGTCTCACTTTGCCCAAGATTTCTGTCGTGGGCGATGAGACCATCTATTCGACCGCCGATGGGCTCGTGCAGGTGAAAGCTTCGCATGATTATGCGAAGCGTAACCGGCACTTGCTCAGGATCGACCACTCGAAGGTTACCGCGGATCCGTTTATCCCTGCGGACAACGTCAAAGTCGGTATGAGTAATTATATCGTCTTCGACGTCCCCGCTGCGGGATATACGGCTACCGAGGCATTGCAGGTTTACCAGGGCTTTAAAACCTGGTTTACTGCGACCTCCGATGCGGTCATCACCAAGCTTCTTGGTGGTGAATCGTAGTGGACTTGGCTTCCATGTCACTATGGAGCGCTTCAGATCCGAGCTTACAAGTTCGGGTCCTCCGCGCTTACGTGGAGACTCTGGGAGCCAAGAGATCGCTGATCAGCCAAAACCCGATAGTCGTTCTGGGCGGAAGAATGGTTTTCGAGTCATTCTTCTCGCTCTCATAGCGACCGTTCAGGCTTTGGTCTACTTCTTGGACGATGTAGTGTCCTTAGGGAACTACATCTTCTAGAAGTGATCAGCTCTCTTGCCATTGGCATCTGCGTGGTGTTTACACATAGAAGTAAGCGACTATAAAGACAGCCGCTTGGCAAGATACAATGTTGTATCTTGTCCGTGTAAACGAGGACCATAAGGCTAAGGATAGATTACCTCTATGAGGAGGGTCTATGAAAAGCCTAATGTCACTCTGGACAGTGATGGCTAATGATCTTGCCATCACATGCTGCACCAGCGCCACCTCTGACGTTAATACCGTTCAGAGGAGAGTCGAAGACGAGGGGTTATCGTTTCTAACGATAACCTTACCTTCCTTGGGAAAGTCAATTCAAAACTGGCTTGACCAAGGTAAGGTCGGGATCCACCCTTCCTTTAATCGCGGAAGGGGAAGTCTCCCCGTATTTCTACGAGGTTTCTTCACCCGTGTCTTCGACCATGATACTGGCCTGTTGCTCGATGAGCCAGACGTAGACGCTATCTTTGCTCTGCGACAGTTAACACTGTCGTTTGCAAAGATTTCTTTACCGTGCAGTGATGCACGCCTAAAGAAAGCTATGTCTGATTATGTCGAGTGTGAGCAGGAAGTCCGAAGATCTGATGCTCAACTCACTGGAAGTGATTTTAGTGAGTTTGAGCGTATATCAGATCTGCTATTTAGGGATACATTTACCCAAATGGACAGAGATGTCTATTATGGGAATTTGCTCCCTAAGCATGGTCCTGGAGCCACTGCTGATAAACTTACCTCAAACGGTAAGTATCAGATGGGTCTTTGGACCATTCGACTTGAGAAGTACTTTCCTTCTCATAAGTACCTTATTCCAAATCATCGCTTTACGCGAGATTTGGGTAAGGTGACTTTCCTCGAACCTGAGTCTGAGATACCCGTCCGGGTTATCTCAGTCCCTAAAACGTTGAAGACACCGAGAATCATTGCGATAGAGCCTGCGTGTATGCAGTATACGCAACAAGCTCTATTGCGCTGTTTTCTCGAAGCTTTCGACAGGGATGAACTCCTGAAGAAGCTTATTGGATTCGACGATCAAGCGCCTAACCAGCGACTTGCTCGCTCCGGATCCATTGATGGCCAGGTGGCAACACTCGATTTGAGTGAAGCGTCTGACCGCGTCTCCAATCAGCTCGTGCGTAGAATGACACGGAAGTGGCCCCATTTGCACGAGGCCATCGATTCGTGCCGTTCGAGACGGGCTGACGTACCTGGGGTTGGCGTTATACGCCTAGCCAAGTACGCGTCTATGGGTTCAGCTCTTTGTTTCCCTATGGAAGCTATGGTCTTTACGACCCTTATCTTCCTGGGAATACAAAAAGAGCTCAACAGGCCACTCACGAGAAAGGATATCGATTCCCTTTCTCGTAAGGTGCGCGTCTACGGGGATGATTTGATTGTCCCCAGTAGATATGTGCGTACGATCGTACAGACGCTTGAGCATTTTGGTGCTCGAGTTGGTCTGGACAAGTCCTTCTGGACCGGAAGGTTCAGAGAGTCTTGTGGGAAGGAATACTTTAATGGACGCGATGTAAGTATTACACGCGTCCGGCAAGTGTTACCCTCCACGATCGCAGACGTGACGGAAGTGATCTCAACTGTATCTCTTCGAAACCAACTGGCGGAAGCTGGTTGCTTCGAAAATACAGTTGAGTGGCTGGATAACCGGCTGAGGAAAGTGTTGAAACACTTCCCAGAAGTCGGGCCAGACTCTTCCGTGTTGGGCAGGGTCACACCCAATCCCTTTGGGGATAGGTGGCACCCAGGTCCATATCCCACTAGTTCGGGGATATTCATTACAGGCCAAAGCACCGAGTGATCCGCTCGGTGGGACTGGTGCCCTACTCAAATGCCTTCTCAGGCTAGAGACACGTAGTCCACAAGGGGTTGTCGGAGTGGATACCGACTTAGTCCCCTGCTACGAACCTGGCCTGCCTCATTACTCATCTAAAAGTGAGCATTATGAGGCTTCCTTTCAGATGCCATCTGGAAGCCAAGATGAGAGGCACTTGGAACGTTCTGGACGTCCCAAGCGCGTCAGCTTAAAGCTTGGATGGCGACCCGTGTTTTGAGTGCACGGGTGGTCCCCTCTCGGGGATTGTGGGAGAAGCCAATTTCCTTGAAACGGAATGAGTAATGTCCTAGGACCATAAATCGTCCTAGGTTTCATTCCCTCTTTCAAGGCCACCCGCAAGGGTGGATGGCTTCTGGGTGTAGTCGAAAGATTACACCCGGGAGATGCACAATTGGCAG